TACTAGCACCCCGCGAGCTACGCCCCTAAGGGGCTCGCGGTGAGCCTTTGAGAGGCTCTGCCGAGTTAGCGTACCATCGCTGTCAAATCCATTTGTATAAGTCCTGCTCAGAGCGGTGTTTCGTCTCATAGTTCCTCCTAATCACCGGCTGTGGATAACTTCTGTGGATAACTATTTATCCGTAGTGTAGAAGCCCTTACCCTTAAAGTGCGTAGCTGCTGCCCCAATAACTTTAACCATCGGTTCATTACAATAGTTGCACAAGATCACTGGTCGATTGTTCCATCCGTGATTGATCTCTTGATTAAGATTGCATCTGGTGCATTTGTAATCATAGGTTGGCAAGTTAGGCACTTCCTTATCATGTATGACCCACATCCAGAGCATCGGTCTATGTCTGCCTCTGTGGGTTCTTTGTCTAGGTGACCATATCTTAATATGAGTAGTGGCAAGAGATCCTCAAGTCGGATTATCGCGGCATACTCACGCGCATCCTCACCCTGTCCATTGAGTCTGATAACCCCAAAGCCTAATTCCCCCGAAATGGCTGTGCGACTTTTCAGCTGTGCTAAATATGCTTTTGGTTGAAATCCAGCGCGGGCTTTAACTTCAACATCGAATGGCACATTAACAATATCCTTGCCACTACCCCTTCCCACACATGCGCCTTGCCAGACAGTCGATAGGTACTGTGCGACAACACGCTCTGTGCGGAAACCTCTGTGTTTCCTTGCTTGACTAGCCAATCTGCGATCCTGTTACATAGCCAGCCCAAGCAGCTAAACATAATGCAATCACCCATAGGTAATGAATTAGATCTTGCTTATCCATTGACTGCCTTGCACTTTGAGCATTGCCAAGTAACAACGCCATTAACAGAATCGGATGATATGTCCTCTAGATCACGAATCTGAACTGGCTCATTGCATAACTGACATGGCACGAATGCTGATAGTAAATCGACCCACTCGCCATTGATCTTTATACCGATGTTACCCATTTAGACTCTCGCCTTCTGTGGTTGAAACTTTCCATCACTGCCTAAGTTGTACCATTTGGTAGGGCATCGATGAGCTGATGAGATTGCTGTGTTGCAGAAATAGCCACCCCAAGCCTTGCCGTTCTTTTCGCCCTCACGCCATTGCATATGTCCATGCTCGCATGATGGAGCTTCTAATGCTTCTGCTGTACCCATAATGGCAGTAACAGTCTGCATTGCTTTGTCAAGCGTGACAGGCGCATCAACTACGCCCTTATACTGTCCAACAGGTGTAGTCCAATAGTCCTGCTCTGCTGGTTCTGCATCTGCCTTACGGATAGAAGCTTCTAGATCTTGAACAGATGGCTTAACTGGTTTAGCAGCTACAACCTTGCTCATTTCCTCTCGGCTTGGTCTCTTTCCTTTAGGCGCATAACCTGCATTTGCAAGTGCTCTGCCGATCGCTGAAGTCTCGCAATTCTCCAGTGCTGAAGTCTGATTAACCCCTCGGCTAGTAACTGTTTCTTCAGCGTAGCCTGTTGCCCATGCAACGCCATCTTCAGCATTCTTAAAAAGATAAGCCTTAACAATGTATCTACTTGCCTCGACCACTTCAAGCTCTGTTGCAATGCGAAATGATGGATAATCCTTAATAAACTTTTCAAGTCTCACCTCGACTGGTTCGTAATCGGCTAAATTAAACATAGAGTTCATTCTCCTCTGTTGCTAGTTGTCCTGCGAGTGCGCCATAGCTGCATAGATCAACCCAGTTATCGATGTGTTGGGCTGATTGATTAGTCCTTGCAAGTTTAACGAGCACCATGATCCCTGCGACTTGATAATCGTGGATCGGTGTCTGTAGGTATGCACTGAGGAGCATTGCGGTGTGTTGCAGGTTATCCGCAGGGTGACCATATGATAGCCCACGATCGCGGATTGTGTCTGTTGCGGTAAGTAGGATCTCATTAGCGCGCATCTGTTGTCACTCGCTGAAATGACTTAGCCACAATTAGCCCCTCGCGCTTGCCTTCGTTAAAGCCTTTAGCCCAGCCTACTAAATACCATAAAGCATTAGCTGCTAAAAGCAGCACAATCATTGGCATCTCAAAGCTCATCATGCACCTACCTTTGCATAATCAAAAGTACGCACCCAGTTCTGAGCAGATTGCAAGCTGCTGTGATAAACCTTTGAGTGCTCATCGGCAATAATAAAACCATGCTTTGCAGTTGCTTCGGCATCGATCTCAGCTGAAAACCATTGACGCGATCCACAGTTGCTGATCATAAAACGATCATCGGTTGTCTTATAAGACCATCCGTTAATCTTGTTAAAGCTAATCATTTTTGTACCTATCTGTAGCAACGCCCTCGGTTGCTTACAGAATTAGTGTGACATAACTGTCCGACTAATCAAGCACATTCTAATAACGAAATGATAACGATTCTCCCTCGTCCACGGCATCATCTCAGGTGCGCTTGATGTCAGGCGTAAAGTCGTCCATATAGGGTAAATGATCCGTCCTTGTTGATTGGCACTAAGAATGGGCTAACTCGATCTCCGTGTGTCTCAATGACTGCCACGGACATCTGCCAATTGGCACTGCCAGCCTTGAGATAAGAGGCTTTCTTCTTGTCCATAACATTTCCTGCCTCTAAGCCCCAAAGAGTCCTGTATTGGCTTCCTAAGCCTTCTGTGTAGGCACTGATGCCAGCCCTGTGAGTGTGTCCACAGACTACAGACTTACCGAACTTTTTAGCCAAGCCAAGAGCTGTAAGTCCTGCATTGCTATTCATCGATCCTTCGTCTCCGTGGACTAAGACCCAGCCCTTATGGAACTCGAATGGCTTTTTATGAAAACGAATCCCCAAGTCATTGAAACCCATAAAGCGGGAGTACTCGAGTTCTGGAAGTCCGATGAGGCTAGGAGCTCCTCTAACGAGAGTGTGGTATAGACGATCGGTGTGGTTGGATCGAGTGATGTCGGTAGTGCCGAGATCCCAGAGGATGTTCTGAGCGAGACTTCGATCATAATCTAGCTGCCCTTCATATTCCAGATGTGTGCCTTTAGCCCACTTAGACTGGCTCTGCATATCAAGCTCATCGCCTGTATTGAGAACTAAGTCGAACTTCTCGCGCTTTACTAACTTAATAAGATTCTTAACGGCTTGCTCATGATGATATGGAATCTGTAGATCCGAGATCACCAAGTATCTGCGTTTAGTCATCATCCTCATCTTCGTAATCGCCGAACTTCTCTGGCTCGACTGGATCTGGCAAGATCCAACGCGGATAAGAGGGAACATCTGTAATCATAAACAGCGCAATGCCTTCGCTAAACCCTGCTTTGCGTAATGATTTCCAGTACTCATGCAATCCAATGCAGTAAGCATCGAGCTTTGAGTAGCCTTGCTCCTCTAACTGCTGAGTTGGTTTTCTCGCCATAAGAAAATTATCGCTCTAAGAGTATGTTATAGATCTCATCGACACGCGAATGCAGTCGCTTAATCTCTGCTAGTAAATGAGTAATGACAAAGCCCGACAAGCCACCAAGCGTGACTAGCGTGGCAATGTAGAGCTGAAAGAAATCTGTTTGACTCACTTTTTAGGGCTCGCGTATCCAAATACCCCGGACAATACAGCCCAAAGAATTGCGCGATAGTCAAGGTCAAAGTTACTTGATGCCCATGCAGCTAAGAATGCTCCAGCAGCAAGAATTGCAGGGTTCTTCATGTTCTTCATTATTCTCCACCTAACATAGATACTTGAAAAAAAGCACCATCATTGTCAGCTTCTTTCTTAAAGCTAACATGCATGTGCTTAGTGTGTTTGTTAGCCCCTGTGTACTTACGCCACTTCCAGTTAAGGATGCGTGAGCAGATTCGTCCATCGTAAATGATGTAACTAATACGCTTGTCTTTCTTGGATCTGGACAAGGTGCGAAGCTGATCAGCAAGATCTCCCATGATGTCTGGCTTGCCATTCTTGAATAGGTCTTTGTCCACATCAATGGCACGAACCCAGCCTTGCTCATCAGGATTATGATCTGACTTGCGAGCAGCGTGTCGGGTATCACCGATCCAACCATCCGATGCGCGGTCACGATCTGGAAACGAGTCATCGATCTGCTCTCTTAACTGAATAGCAGCTTTAGAAAGTTTGACCTTCACTTATAATCCGAGTGCCTTAAGATCATCTTGAGTCAATCCAAGTGCTGCGAGTTTTGCCTGTGCTGCAACTTTAGCGGAATTTGTTTCATTTTCTAATGCAATTTGTGCCAAGCGCATTTCAGCCCAGTCGTTACATGCCTTGTCGTAGTCAGCACCCTTCAATTCAATGTTTTCGTCATTGATGACTGAAACCATCGTTGGGTTTTCAGCCTTGCATTGTGCAATAAGTTCTTCTTTTGTTGTCATAATTAGTTCGCCTCATAAGAAAAGTTGATAAATATCTTGTCATTTGTTACCCAAGTAAATGGCTGTCCTGAATTTATTGAAGCGTATTCAGCGTATGATGTGGACGATCTTGCAACACCCACATACGCAATCGCTGTGTCATTTGCTACAACTGGCAAAAGTGCTTCAACACTTGCATCAATAATCTGCCCACTATAAGCAAAGTTGCCAGTTGCTTTTGCTGTCACTGGCAAAGTAAAACTGATTCCAGCAGCTGTAATTGCTGAAGTTGAACCCATAGTAAACGCAAAACTACCTGTAACAAATTTTCCAGACTGTGCGTACCGCGCTGTAATTGTTCCATTTCCAAGCGTGATGCCTGTTGTTGTTGGTGTCCAAGCTGCGTATGTTAATCCGCTTGAAGCTGTTGCCCATGCAAGTCCAGTTGCAGTTGTTGAATCTGCTGTTAGCACTTGACCATTAGTGCCAACTGCTAAGCGAGCAGGTGTGTCGTTAGCGGTAGCTGCAATTAGATCGCCCTTAGCATCAACAATCGCGTTCTGGATTGCGTTGCTGTCATCCTGTGCCACCCATGAGAAGTCCATGTCTGTTCCAGATGCCTTAGCAAGTACCTGACCAGTAGTGCCACCCTTGAGGTCTAGCAGGGAAGCATCGACTGCATCGCCTAGAGCCTCGATGGCTACTGCGCCATCTTTGACTAGATCCGTACTGGTTGGTACTGGCCAACCAAAATTGGGAGTTGTTGTTGCCATTAGGTTAGAGCTCCGATCGCTTTAGACCACTGTAGTGTACCATTCACGCCACTCCAGATGGTGTTAGTTGGAATTACTGTTGCCCATGTCGGGGCTATAAGAGAGAAGTCTGTAGGTGAGACATAGATAGTCGCATCCACGAATGTTGGTGTGGCTCTCATAGAGATACCCTCTACAAAGCCTGAGAAGTACCCCTCGAACATGTTAAAGGGTAGGTTAGTGATAACTACTGGCTCACCAAAGAATAGGTTAATCAAGTCATCTCTGAGGGCATCTGGCATATTAGGATTATCAAGTCTGAAAGTAATCTGATCAAGCTGTGTTCTAGGCACTGAGCGCAGGGCTAGATCGCGCTCGATGATGTCCTCAATGTCTGCCAGAAAGCGGATGTTAGAATCGAATGTTCTTTGGTAGCGACCATAAGTAGTAATAGAAGCATCGTCTGAAGCTGAGTATGTGCTGCCGTAGTCATTACCATAGCGCACAATCTCGCTGTTACGGATCTTGCCGATCTGGAGAATTGACTTAACGCTGGCAGGGGAAGCGTAATTGGCATCTAATTGGGTTGAGCCATTAGCTGCTAAGTAGTTGCTTCTATGATCCGCATCTGCATAGGCTATGCGACCCTGTTTGTCCTCGTAGAGCCTTCCGAGTGCGCTATCGGCTATCTGTTGGACTAAAGTCTGAGTGTTGCGATCTGCTGCGCTGAGGTTGTCCATCTGATATAGACCAGCATCGATCTCACCCAATCCCACATTCTCAGCATTAGCCCATGTAGTAGTCGGATCGTAATTGACCCATTGAAGGGCAGGTGCTACTTCTATCCACTCATTGACTAGAAGTTCTTCTAAGATGATTGAAATCTGCTCGCCATCAAGTCCATGAGCTACAGAATCTGTGTAGATGGCTTTAGGCAGTTTAGCCAAAGCACCCACTGCAAGGATTGACCCTAAAGTTACAAAGCCTGATTCCTCTGGGCTTCTGACGGAAGTTGAGAAGTCTGAGACTGTGCCACCGAATACAGGCACATATGTGCCACCGCTATCTTTAAGCTCTAAGGTGAGGGAATCTGTAACATCGATGTCAAAGAGGGCATTGGTTGTGTTGATAATGTCCATTCGAGCATAACCCGCTTGACATTGGCGATCAATATCAACTCGACCAATAGTCAGACTTACGCCAGTCACATTGGTGTAAACAGTCGTACCAATGGTTATGCGCCATTCTGGAAGCCATGTCATAGAGCTACTAGGCTCTCTGTGCCTCTGTAACCTGCCTGTCGCAATACATCAATAATATCTCTTGCCTCTTGCTCTTGATTTCTTGCTGGAGCTATTACATTGATTGTTGCACCTGCTCCATAACCTCGTCCAGTGTTCATCGATGGACTGTAGCCACCAAGATCGCCTACAGATCTTTGGTAAGCAATAAGATCTTTTAGATCCTGCTCTGATTGCATATCCAGTAGATCTGCAAAAGCATTAGCGCGAGCAGAAGCTGCATCGGCATATTCAAGGATTGCCCCGATAGATCCCTTTGATGCAATGTCTTTTGAGATAGGCGCGATGTAATCTCCGACTGGGATTCCTGAACCTAGCGATCCGCTTGTTGGTACTTTAGCCGTGGCTTGAGTATTCGCCTGTGCTAGAAGTCTAAGCATTTCTTGGATCTTTGCCAGAGCTGCATCAAGGTTAGTTAGATTGACTAGATCCTTAGGCTTTAGAGTGTCAAGGATTGATTTAATGTCTGAAAGTTTTACATTTTGATTAGACAAAGCGTTGAAGATTTTTAGATCTTCATTAAGTCTTTTCGTTGCAGCAACAATGGCTGCTTCATCCTTAGAAGCAATGGCATCTTCTAGATTAGAGATTGACTGCTTGATGTTTAGACGAGCAGTGTCATTTGCAATTTGTAGGCGTTGAGTATCATTCGTTGCCTTGCCTAATTGCTCAGCCTGATTAGTCAGTGCTGCTGCAATCTGGATCTTGTCTATGTCAAAGACTTCGTTGCCCTTGTTAAGTGCAAGATTGGCTTTGTCAATAGCAATTGCCAGTTTCTTATCCTTGAGGATCTTTGCTTGGTTGCTTGCTTGAGTGCCTGTGAGCTTGGCTAGAGCTGCTGCTGATTTCTTAGCTGCTGCATCTGCTTTCTGTGTATCCTGTGAGGATTTAGTAAGGGATATATTACCCATGCCCTGAAAAGCAGTAGGATCTTGATAGAAGAATGAAAGATTCTTAAGATTGAAATTGGCTTTAGTGATAGCAATGAATTTGCCTGTCTCACGAATTAAACCAGCAATCGCTTCTGCAACTTTGTTAATTCCCTCAACTGTTGGATCGATAGTGCTAGATCCTGATGCAGTTCTTAATGCATCGACTAAGCCTTTTCCAATAGTTTCTTTAGCGTTGTTGCCGGCAATCGTTAGTTTAGCCAATGAACCTGCATAAGTATCGGCTGCTGCTGTTGCCTGACCAGCGAACAATTCTGATAGTCGTTGCTGGATTTCCTCGAATGATGATGAAGTAAGTTCTGCCCTGCTAAGTCCTACACCTAAGCGACCAAGTGCTTGAGTCTGTCCTAAGTATGCCTTCTGCAAGCTTTGAGAAACTTGGGTGACTGACTTGCCAGTTCCTGCTGCGATGTCAAGTGCAAGTCCAAGCAATTCCTGAGACTTGGTTACATCACCTGTTGCACGAAGCAAGCGATCCATTGCTGGACGAAGCTCATCATCGAGCACACCTGTCTGCATTTCAAGGCGAGAAATAAAGCCATTGACTGTGCCAATGTTTGATCCATAGGCAAGATTAAGATTCTTGAGAGTCTGTCCTAGTGAGGTTGCAGCCTTATCATCTTCTACAAAGGCTTTAAGAGAAGCTCTGCCATAAGCAAAGACTGCTGCTGTGCCAAAGGCTAAGCCCAGATTTCTAGCAACATTCTTACTGCTTTTGTTTAACTTGTTAAGAGCTGTGTCAGCTTGCTTAAATCCCTTAGCATCTAACTTCGACCCAATGTTAATATCAATAGCCATCAGGCAGCCTTCCTAAGCGTAGTAGATTTAGACTTGTCAATAAACTTTCGCTCTGCTTTGTCTATGGCTTTGATGGCTGCTCCGTAAGCCTTGCCTTGATCCTGTGCCCAC